AAGCACATCTGCGGTAGCAACAGAAAATAACAATATCACATGCCTAAGTACTACTGGATTTTTAATCGGCAGACCTGTTGTGTTTAGCGGATCAGTCTTCGGTGGAATCGCTGCAAATCAGACCTATTATGTTCGATCAATCATTGATGCAGTAACCTTTACTATTTCTACTACAGTCAACGGACCAATATATACGCTGAGCAATGCTGTAGGCTTCATGACCATGTACTTACCTAACGTGTCGTATGGTCAACCTACTATACAAACATATTCGTTCTCTCTTAAGTTAGAAAGTTTGATTGGTTCTGATATACAATCATATACTATAACGGTTATAAATCAAAACACGTCTTCAAGTTTAGGTGGGCCAGGACTACCCCCAAACACTAGAATTCCTACGATATATAACACAAGACCCCCAACATATTTAATAGGTGCAAATCCGCAAGAGTATGGGTATTACGTATTACCACCGAACTCTATGGGTCATACTTATGCTCCTACTAGTTCTGCATTCATCGGTACAATATCAAGTGATAACGTCTTTGCGTTCAGAATGCTAGGACATGACTTTGATGGTAATAATCTAACTTATGTATACGCTAATTTACCCTTAGGATTAGTCGGCGATCCGATAACGGGTTGGATTACTGGCACACCTATTATCAGTGATAATAATATAGGTCAGTTTGGATTTAGTGTCTCGGCAAGGAAAACAGCTAATCCAAACATTGCTACCCCATTCTTTAACTTTGCCTTTAAGATTTCAAATGGTATCGTAGGTGACATCACTTGGGTCACGCCTACAGATTTAGGTCAAGTCTTAAACGGCACGATCTGTGTTAGTAGTGTCAAGGCTACGTGTGATGTCGCACTTCAATATAGAATAACAAACGGAAGCCTTCCACTTAACTTAACATTACTTAATGATGGTGAAATCTCGGGAGTAGTAGCATATCAACCTAATAGTGCATTGATCGAGCAAGGTACATCTACCGATTTCACATTTACAGTTGAAGCTTATTCACCTCAGTTTCCAGTAATACAATCATCACGTACATTTACTATGACAGTTTATCAAGAATATAGTCAACCAACCGATACCCTATATATCAAATGTGTGCCTAGTATACCAGACAGAGAACTACTTGCATCTCTATTAGACAGTACAACACTTATTCCCACTGACTACTTGTATAGAACGAATGATCCATATTTCGGCAAAGCATCGAGTGTAGTGTACGAACATGCATATGGTATTAATGCTAGCAACCTAGATGAATATGTTGCTGCTGTTAACAAGAATCACTATTGGAGAAACATTACATTAGGTGAAATCAAGACTGCTATCGCTCGTAATGATGCGGGAGAGATTATCTATGAAGTTGTTTACAGTGAAATCATTGACAACTTGACAACTACCGAACAGATTGAAAGAACTTATGACTATAACACTCAATCTACATTGATTGATCCACAAGGACAGAGTATTTCTAAACAAATCTATTGGCCTAGACCTATTCCTTTAAACTTAGGGCCTTGGTATACAAGTGAGATTGACATCTATACTAGTTTTGTAGGCAATCTTGATGACGGTCAACCTGAATACTACACGAGTTTGACTCCAGGATACGCAAGAGTACTATATCCTAACTCACTTCCAAACATGCGTCAACAAGTTAGTGATGTATTGGGTCAGCAGTATAACTATAGATTGCTTCCAAACTGGATGACAAGTCAACAACTTAATGGTTCAACTCTTGGTTATACTCCGGCTTGGGTCATTGCATATTGCAAGCCAGGAACCACTACACTAAATGGTAGTACAGTTAGCTATGCAAAGTACATTCAATATCAGATTCAGAACAATTGGAAAAATCCAGTAGGGTACGTAAACACATTGAATACTATTAACTTTAGAATTGACAGATTCACTGTAGATAAGACTATTACGTACAACTATGATAAGAACTTGAATCCTCCGACCTGGACAGGTCTACCAAGTGCTACTCCTACTCCGAACCCACTTGATTCGAAAGACTTTTATGTGCTGTATCCTCGGGAAACTATTTTACCCGATAAAACACAGTACTAAATACATTTACGGAATAGAGAAAACATGACCAGCAACATAAATACAAACGGAATCAACGTAAATTATCCTGTGCCGGGACAAAACAACTCGTCTCAAGGGTTCAGAGATAACTTTGCTCAAATCAAAACTCAAATTGATACAGGGGCAACAGAAATCACTGACCTACAAAGCAAAGTTATTCTGAAGGCCGCCCTTAACAATAGTACGCTCAACAACGATATGGGTAACACTCAGATCAGCAACTTATCAACTCGTGGTTTTAGAGCAACAACTTATAACTTAGGTAACTCACTTGCAGGTACAGTTTTAGTTGACGTGAATCGTGCAGATGTACAATACGGTTCTCTAACAGGAAACGTTACATTGCAGTTTGGTAACTGGGCTCCAACTAACACCGAAAGCAACGTAGTCGTAAGATTCAATGTTGCTAATGCAAACGCAGTAATCTCGTTCCCTAGCAGCGTTATTTCTTCTAATAATAACTATGGTGTCACACTTCTTGAAAATTATGCTACTATTGCCAACGTAGCAACAGTGACAGCACCAGCAAACGCAACTATCCTTGAGTACAGATTTTCTACGTTAGATTGCGGCAACACAGTCACAGTTGAGCCTGTCAATAGACCATATCAAGCAACGCAAATCAAAGACGGTAGTCCAAGTCCAGTAGGTTTCCCGGGTGATACTCCTGGTACAGTATTAACAGATAGTAGCTATATCTATGTGTGTACTGCAAACTTTGCAGGAACAGTTAATAGCACAAAGACTGTAGCAAATACTTTTGCATCTGGAAATATTATTACACTTAGCAGTACTGCTGGTATAAATGTAACTGATCCGATCATCTTTACTGGTAATGTATATGGTGGATTAGTCGCAAACTCAGTATATTATGTAAAAACTGTTAGCTCACCTAACATCACGGTCTCTACTACTGGATTTGATGGCGTAGTTGGTAACGCATTTGCACTAACAACTGCAAACGGTGCTGGTGTCAATGCAATAAGTTATACAGGTACTACTGTTTGGAAAAGAATAGACTTAGCAGGTACAACCGGTAACGATATTGTTACTGGCAATCTTCAAGTAAACTATGCAGCAAACATCGGTACTACTCTTACTGTTGGTAGTAATATCACAACAACTGGTATCATTGGCATCGGTACATCTGCTCCAGACGCAGAACTTAACATTTTAGCAACGCCACAAACTGTAAGCTATCCAGTAACTGGCAATAGCACGACTCTTGGAACAGATTTGCACATATCAGGTGCTGATGGTTCTAATACTCGCATCACACAAGATGCATTTGGCACAGGTAGTTATGTAGCATTTACTGGTCGTGCAAGTCGAGGTACCGCTGCTAGTCCAACTCAATCTCAATCGGGTGACACGTTAACTCAGTTCACTGCACGTGGATTCAGCAACGGAACTTTGCAGTTTGGTAACGTATCAACTGGCCGTGTAGATTTAATAGCAGCAGAAAACTTTACCGATACAAGCCGAGCTACTAATGTAGCGATTTTCACGACCGCAACAGGTAGTATTACACCAACAGTTATAGCAACATTCACTGGTACAGGTGCAAACATTGCAGGTACAGCAACTATCACAGGCAACACACTTGTTACAGGTACTGGTGGTTTGGGTTACGGTACAGGTTCTGGTGGTGCTATCACTCAATCTATCAGCAGAACTACAGGTGTTACGCTTAACAAGACTAACGGAGCAATCACATTGTTTACCGCTGCTGGATCGGCTACAGCTACAACATTCACTGTAACTAACTCAACGGTTGCTGCTACGGATGTCGTGCAAGTCTCAGTTAAATCTGCCACTAATACATATCTAGCATTTGTTAGTGCGGTTGCGGCATCTAGTTTTAACATCACTTTCTACACAACAGGTGGTACTGCATCTGATGCTCCAGTATTCAACTTCGCAGTAATCAAGGCTGTAGTCGCATAATATGGAACATCCTTTTATTACCGATTTAACAGACAAGACACTAGAAGAACTTCAAGAAACGGTTGCAAGCTTGATGAACAAGTTAACATTTGCATATCGTACTGGTAACGGTCCTCTTATTCAGCAACTGCACATGGTTCTTGAAAGTTACAAAACGCAACAGAGCAAGAAGTTGGATGAAGTGTTTGCTAAGCAGAAGAT